AGGTTACTATCCAAGCATTACTGCTATTTTTATATATTAGAATAACAGGAGCGCCTGGATTTGAGTCTTCGTAAACGCTAGTTCCTGCTTTGCCTATATCGCCGTCGTTAAGACCTATAAATCTATAGTTTCCATTAACTCCAGAAACATTTCCAGTTGCCCCTGAAAGAACATATGAGATAATATTACGTTTTTCTGAGCTAACAAGATACCTAGGCCACACTGGACTCTCGTCAAACGCCTGTTGGAACCTACGGTTAATGAAGTGACTTAACTGATCCTGTTCAGTTACATCAAGTTGACCACCAGTTCCTATTAGGGCTGATGTTATCTTAAATAGGTCGCCGTAGGTTCTGGTCTGCATTAGAGTTTATTGGGCGTAAGGTCCGAGAAATTTTTTTGAAAGTATTGCAGGAACTCCTTGGAATGCACTGTCTCTTGTCCGTATTTTTTAATGAGTCGGAAGTACTCACGGTGCGGTATAGTTGCTACGCAACGGCCTAGCACAGGATGCACCTTTCCTTTTTCCTTTGTGGCTTCTTTACGAGCCTGGTTTACACGAGCTGCTTCTGTCCGTCGCTCAAGTGCAAATCCATTTTTGATTTCATTCATGAAGGCCTCGTCGACCTCCCCGTCTGAATACGTTGGGACTTTGTTAATTATTTCCATATTAAAAAAGGCGGGGGGCCGAAGCCCCCCAACCAGAATTTAATTAGTTAAGGTCGCAGATTTCAAACTTAAGTTTGATTTCACCTGCGGTTAACTCGTTGAGCGAATAAGGCGCATCGTTATCAGTATCAGGACTGAATAGGATGTCAATGGTGTCGGCAGCAGTGTAGACCTTGCCGTTTTCATTGTCCAGTAATGCACCAGTATTAGCTACATATGAGATTTCAGTTGCATCAACATGAATGTCAGCAGCGGTTAGGTAACCAGCTGCGGCAGCTCCGTCTCCAACTGTAATCGTTAGGTCATCTCCAGAACCACTGTCATCGAAGGCAGTGACTAGTTTGGCTGATGCTTTAGTTACAAGAGAACCAGCAGGGATAGCATACGTGAATGTTTTAGTTGCACGGTCTGCTAGAGTACCAGCATTAGCTACTGAAAAATCTTCAAATGAGATTGTAAGTTCGTCAGTAAAACCTCCTGGGTTTTCGTTTATGGTTAATTTAGGCATAATATTATATTTCCTTTAGTTAATTGGTAATTACTGAGTGATCTTACCGTGAGCTTGTGGCTGATATACACCTAAAGTCAAGGTGCAATCGCAGAATCCACGCTCTCCACCACCAAGGTTAGGCAAGCGAGTTGAACCCATAGGGATCAGTTCGTGCACGCCGTAGTACTCGGGGTTGATAAGGTATCCGTCGTTGTAATCAGTACCGCCAGCAAGTGTAGCAGGAGCAGTGTCTGGGTTCATGTTGACGATGGACACCATGCCGTGATCACTTTGGTATAGCTCGACAGAGAGTTTAATCTCGGCCTTGTTACCGTCGTAGTTTACAGAGCGGATGTTTTCAGTTGCGCCAGCAGATACACGAGCGAAGTCAGCGATAGTGCGACGAAGACCAGTGTCAGCAACAAGCATAAGGTTGTTGGAGTTACCAGTTTCACGATAGATCGAAGAGATCAAGTCGTTAAGATCTGATTCAGCAAATGCACCAGAAGTACTGATGTCGTAGATCGAAGAACCAGGAGTGCGGAAGTCAGCAGGAACGTCAGAAGGACCAGCGGAGTCGATCCAGTCACCAAGACCACGAAGGCCGTAGGCTGTACCAGCACCATCTTCGATGCTGCGATCTTGTGTACCGATGAGTGTAGCTTCAACGTCACGCTTCAGTTCACGAATTGCTTTAGCTTCAGCTTGTGCAATCTTGGCTGGGCCAACTGATTCAACAGCGTCTTGCAGGTCAGAAACCATGAAGTCACGGCGGAATTTTTGGACGTAGTTACCAAGGCGAGCACGACCAGCGAACTTATCAGTGAATGCAGTAACGTCTGCGCCTTCTGTAACACCTGCAGTGCTAGGAGCAGAAAGAGAGTCAACGGTCCATTCAGTGAATGTAGCACTGGACTTTTGCTTGGAAGCAGATGAAAGGACAGGAGTTTCTTCGGGAGCCAAGATGGTAAGTACATCTGAAAGCTCTTCACGATTAGAAACAGCCGATCCTTGATTTGTAGTATCGAATGTATTTGAGAATGACATTTTATTTTATGGTTTAATTAATTTATTTATTTTGTAGTTGAAGAGTTCTGAGAGTAATGAAGTCATCTTTTTGTCCTGATTGCCTAAACTGAGTACTCAAGTTCTTGATTGATTTATTAGTGCGGCTTACTTGCTTTTCAGAGCCTGCTGCGCTAGGAGTAGAGGTGCTAGATGGATTAAGTCTTACCTTAGACTTTGAATCCTTTACTTCTTTCCTACCGTAGATGCTGTTAGCTGCGTGCGCTAGTAGATATGGCATCTGTGCCTTTACGTCAGCGGGAATACTAGTCATCAATGTATCGACCCTTGGGTCTTTCATGATGGCCTCGTAAGAACGCCTTACATCGTTGTCCTTACCCTTTAGCCAAGGTAGTTCTTTTGCTGCCTGAGCATCGAGATGCTCCTGCATTTTTTCACTTTCCTCTAGGTTTTTTATTTCCTTTAGTCGAGCTGGCAGAAACTTGTCCCTAGACTTTCGTGCCTGCAGTAAAGAACTGCGAACATCGGCCTTGGTCATTTCCTTGCCTTCTACTTCTGTGACTACATCATCGGCTTCGTATCCGTCTGCATTGAATAAAATGTCTTCAGCCCACTCAATAATATTGCTGGCATCCGTAGCTTTTATTTGTAGGTCCTCTAAAGTTTCTACATTACTAAACGGATTATCTTTAATTTCTTGTTTGGGTTGCAAGGGATTGTTTTGCTCGGCAGAAAGTCTAGCTTCAACTTCTTGTAGCTTTTCTTCTGCTGCCTTACGTTTAGCCGTGAGTTCTCCGAAGCGAGCTACTGCACGGCTACCTAGCTTATCAGCTAGTTCACGCAGTTCCGTTTCGGACATTTCGTCTAAATCAATCTGAGAAAGAACTTGCTCGTCTGATTCAGCTTCTGGTTCTTCGTCTTCAGTACTCTCGTCTGATTCCTCTGAACCTTCGTCTTCTTCAGTAGCAATTTCGTCGGCCTCCTCTTCCTCAACCTCTGAAGTCTCTTCTTCTTCTGGTTCAGGGGCTGGCTGCCCTAAGCGTTGGATCGCAAAATCCTCCGCTGATATATTTGTTTTTTCTTCCGCTGTAGAGTTCTCGGGTTCAGCGTCTCCCGTTGTGACTTCGTTGTTCATATAATTCCACTCTTCAACGCCGAGCGATAGCTATGTTTTGCATTATAGCACACGAAATGCGTGCTAAGAAATTACTCCGAAGGGGAATGCTTGCCCCAGGTAGACATAGTTAGGATCTGATCGTAACTAAGTATACGTCCTGAAAGTTGTTGGATCTTGTCCGTAGGGGACTCGTACATCTCTGCTATGCACTCCTCCCGCATCTGCTTTACGAAATCTATAAAGCGGTTAAATGAATCGTGCCGTTTGAGGTGCTCGATGTCTTCTTCAATCTGAGGTTTTTCCATATTAATACTGTGGCATATCTTGGGTGCCTACTTCTCCCATTTGCGCAGGAGTTGTTCCTATGCGGCCAATCTCCGCATTTTGCATCTGTTGCATCTGGAACTGGTATTGACCTGCGTACTTCTGCAGTCGTGCAGCAAAGGCTTCATCTGCCTGTAGCTTTTGTTGAATGTCTGGTTGTTGACCGTACTGCTCTAGAACCTGCATAGCAATCTGCCCTCCGCTTGCACGTGCTGGCATTTCGATGCCAGCGTATATCTTGGTTAGGTCATCGGTTACATCCTTAACTACTTGCTGCTGTGCATCTTCGACAGGTGTCAAGACTGAGTCCGCAAGTATAGGATCGACCGAACCTGCAAGAACAGAAATTAATCTGTCTACGTCTATGCGCCCGTTGCGGTCCAGCTGTATAAGCTGAGTCATTTGCTGCAGCTTAACCTCTTGAGACTTAGGATCTGTGTTCAAGACATCGTAGTTAATAGTAATGTCAAAGTTTTCGTCTGGGTCGCCTCGGTCCATAACTTGAGGATCTGGGATACCAGTTACACGAAAGAATACTTCGTCTGGCCCAAAGCGTTGGAAGCAACGATATGCCATACGCATAACCTCTGCGTTGTGCTGCAAGAACTTATCAACCAAGAACTGCTTTCGTATACTAGAAATCTGAGAGTCTTCGTCAAGTCCGACCAGGCGGTCTGCTTGCGTAGACTGATTAACTTCCATTTCTACTGATCCTTGGTTAAAGGATGGAGTAGGCGCAAAGTCCAGATCGCCTTTACGGCGATAAGGTATCATGCGTCCTGGCCCCCAGTCGCTAGGTGCCTGGCCTACTGGGTGCAGGATAGGGGGTAAAGTTGCTAAACTGTTGCGGTCAATCCTGGAGTCACGCTCTACCTTTATTTGATTCTGGATTCCACGAAGAAGATCTGGAACTGTAGTTGTGTCGTACAAACGCTTGCTGTCTTCGGACAGCTTTGTAACTACAACTGGGTAGTCCTCGTAACCATTAAGCAATTCACGCTTTGCGTAAGCGGGTGCCTCGTTATTTTTTCCATCGTATTCTTTGTGGAATACTGTGCAGTAAATCCCTTCGGATCCATCTTCAGGGTCGACCAGCCGTTGGTAAGCGTACACGATTTCTATTAGTTCATTTGCTTCGTAAGCGTTATCGGTCAAGCTAGTACTACGGCGGCCTTCCTGTTCTCTTTCAATGCTATCAATGTTTACTCCTCTAAATTTTTCAATAACGTATTCAACAAAGTCTGCGTCCCAGCCTGATGTTGCTACCTTGTTTTCGAGTTCTTGAGCTGTATAGTAAGTTCTCCAGAAGCAATAAGGTGCTCGCTGGGGATCTGTTACATACGGAGGAAAAAAGAAGTCCCCGTCTGGAGCTAGTGTTTTAATTTCTGGAGCGTTAATCTGCCTGCGAACAACAGGTAGTTCGGCTTCGCCTAGATCTCTGAGTTCCTTTAATGCTTTCTTTGCACGTTTTTCAGTGACCCCTTCAAAAATGTTTTGCAAAAGAAATACTAGTTCGTCGTCGTTTTCTCCTGATTGAACTGCACCAAAAATATTTGGATCTAGTTCTGCAATTTGTTGCAGAGTAAGTTTTTGAAGAAACTGTCGGTCTTCACTGTGCCATCCTACATATGTAATTAATAGGCCTCGCTCTAGCAAATAGTTGGCACCTAGTTCCATTTCACGCTTATAGCGTGGAATATATCCGCTAGTAGTCATCCACTTAAGGAATGAAGATACAATCTCTGCACGAGAAATATCACTTGCTTCTACTGGATAGGCACGAATGTTTGCTCGATTAAGCGAAGACATAAACAAAGAAACCAGGCGTGTAATGCGTTCGTCGATTACGTGACTCTCTGTATCAGATGCGCCTTCCCAAGGGAATGCGTCTGCTCCATGCTTGCGGTGATCACGGCTTTTGCCTGGCCACCAGTTCCTTCGGTCATCGTAGCTAGTACGACATAAATCAAAATAGGCCTCTAGTTCGTTTACTGTTTCGTCGTAGGCGTTACGAAGTGCACTTATGTCTGGGGTTGCATCAACGTATGTTAACGCATCAAAGTTAGATTTGTTTTGCATTTAATTTTTTTCGGATTGATTTCGTCATCTCATGGATGTAACCCTTGTGAACGCCAATTTTATCACATAATTCTTGTGGAAGCATTGCTTTGTCTAGCTCGTGCCTTACATGGCGATTTAAATACTCCCATCCAGCTAGGCGGTGCACCTGCTCTTCGATCCATTCTGGATCGAGAGTAATGTCTTTCTTATCGGACATATCTGTACGATGTTCCTTTGTCGTCTTCGATGGCTTCGACGTCTACCTGTTTGCCTTCGGTCAACCAATCTTCATATCTACGAGCAATAACCATCGGGACCTTCTTTTGTATTTCCCGTATGTATACATAAACGTAACTTCGGTTAGGCGCTTTAGAATGCACTACTCCCCTGTATCGCTTAGGCATAAGCTCAGGTATATCAACGGCTTCGGCTAGAAGTTCTTGCCCTTCTTCGTTTATCCACCTGGCGTAGCCAGTGCCTGTAATAGTATGCTCTGGTAGCTTTGCTTCTACTAGTTCTACAATTTCATCTACTTGTAATTCGTGCTCTGCAGCAATTGTCTTAAGTCTTTTCTTAGGCATATTAATATCCTCCTTTATTTGTTCTGGTTGTTTGCATGGATGCGCTGGACATAAAGTCTGGTCCCTCGCCTCCGTTAGACATTCTTAGGTATCGTATTACGTCGAAGAAATCCTTTAGCGGTTCGTCTGCCTTTCCCTGCTTGTTATAGTTTATCAGACTTTCTATAAGGTTTCCGCAGTCCTTGTGTATATAGCACAGCGGTCTATTGCTTGCGTCTATATCTACGTTAGGGTTGTAGTTAAACCAATCGTCCAGGGCTGTAATGCCCTGGTCTTCCATAGCCCCGTTTGACGGTATAAAGCTTAGACCGAAATCATAGAACGAAGTAAACAGGTCGTCATTGTTTTCGTTTTCCTTGGCAAAGAACCTGGAGTCCCCGATGCGCTCGGTTACTTCTATACCTAGGTCGTCTTCAATTTCTTTAAATAACTCGCAGTATCCTTCTACATTGAGGCCTACCTTCTTGGATGCTGGGCCGTATCTCCACTTAGGATCTCCAAATATTGCCCACTCGCCGAAGCTATCACGGTCGGGCCACTCCTTGCGGATATACACCTCGCCGTTATCGTTAACTCCAGCCCAGATGCAGGTGTAGTTCCTTGCGCCTGCAGGGTCAACTACCTGGTAACAACTGAACTTGGACTTATTGGATATGTCGGGAAACTGCATTCCGTACTTGTTCGGCTCTGAAGTCAGCACGTTTACTTCTGTATTAAAGTAAGGAAGCAAAGCATTGGCTGATTTGACTGGGACGCCGTAGGCACGGACCAGTATTTCTGAGTCAGGCCTACCAACTAGGTCCTTGGCTATACGTTCGTAACCACCGAATGGATTTTCATCTGAGTGCAGGTAGATCACCGAGGCATCACGGTTAGGACTGTATTGCTCTATAGGCACCGCTTTGTTTCTCAGCAAAGCCGCAGGCTTTGTCTTAAGCGTTTCTGCGTTCTTTAGGTACTCCGATATAAAGGGGGTATAGCCATCTATAGGTGTAAACCCTATAAGCATCTTGGAGTCCCGAGTAGCCAGGCGGAATCTAAGGGTATTGACTAAAGCTGCATCTCCCAGGTATTCGTCTAGCCAGGCCCCGATGTTCAGCCCCTCGGGCTGCTTGAACCCGAACTCGAAACCTTCTAGGATAGTCTGGTTATTGCTGTACTGCGTATACGTCTTGAAGTCTACACGTGTCCTGGTATCGGGAAAGATAAACGATGATGCAGTGAATCCGTTTTGCATAGAGTAGTTAATGTATCCGTCTACGCTCTTGGTCTTGCGCTTGAACTCCTTGGGCATCATCTCCCAGATTGCAGCTTGTTGCACCTTGATGGACGTATCGGCGTTCTGAGAAAAGCATACGATATGCCCGTCCATACTTTCGGTGACGGCCTCCATTAGCATCTTTGCGCAGCCAGTGGTCTTGCCGCTGCGGTTACCGCCTAGGGCCAGGACTTCGTTGTTCTTCTGGAGGCCGTTGCGGATCCTGCCCCAGCCTTCTAGGTCGAAGCCGTAACGCATAGGATCCTCTGCCGCTGCCTTAATCCTACCTTCGTGAGCCTCGTGCAGGTCAGCCAATAGCTGAGGGTCCTGCTCTCCAAGCAGGACTATCTCCTCGTCTGTAGGAGCTTGCACTATAGGGTGCTCTGTAAATGTAATCGGCATTACTTGGACTTCTGCGGCTGCTCCGTCTTCGGGGCTGCTGGCTTCTTGCTCCAGTCAATATCGTCGTAGTTCTTTCGCTGCTTGGCAGCGTTGTGCCCTTTTCGGGGTGCGCATCCTTTACCCATCTGTGTCCTCCTGTACTAGTTCTGCTTCTTCAGCTTTCTTAAGATTGGCAATCCTGTCTCGGGCTGCTTTAATAGTTTCTTCGTAGTCCTCTTGGGTGATGACCTGGCGGTCCTCTGTTATCTGCGTGGCTTCGCCACGTGAAGTAAAGGCCTGCCTTGCTGCGTTGGACACAGAGATCGAAATCTCTTTTAGATCCCTTACAGTAGGCTTTAGCTCTCCTGACTCCAGGTCTTCCCTTACAGAGTTAATTAGGTCCTCTTCTAGGCTACTGAGGTTCAGGTAGTTCTTAGCGGCAATCTTGCCGCTTAACTCTTTGAACTTACCCAGGTGATCGGTGTAGTCCGACAGGACGCTGATCACGGTTTCCCTGTTGATTCCGTACTTCCTTACTATCCTAGTCTGGCTACTGCCAGTGCTATACAGATACAGGATGGACGCAACCTTTTCGGGGCTGTGCCTGGATAGGCTGCGGACCTTATCAATCTCTTTTCTTTCGGCTACTTCCCATATGGCGCCCTGGATTTCCTGCATCAATGCAGCCTTTTCATCAGCAGAATTATTCTTTGGTTCCTTTAGCATTTCTTCATTATTTACAAATAGGACTTGACAGTCAAGTAAAAACTAGTGTATAATGCTTTTATACTCCTTAGGGAGTTCATACCTTAAGTTCTTTTCCTGGCCCGTAGAGGCCAGGGAAATAAGGACGGACATAAGACAAGAGACTCCTTAAGGAGTACAGAAACCTAGCCAAGTGGCCTTGGCTTGCCCCATGAGTTGGGTATTTTTTTGTGGGGTGCTTTATGAAATACAAATAGAAAGCTAGTTATAAAACCAGACCCCCACCCCCCCTTATCGAGACTGGGTCGCAATAGCAAGCCCTGTAGCTAAGGTGAGACTGAGACTCATTATCAACAGGCCTGCATAAGCTCGGCTAATACGTCGGCCTACCATAAGCTACCCTAATGCGGTGGGCTACCATAAGCTCCGCTAATACCAAGGGCGGCTCTGGCTTGAGATAAGTTTTTCTTCTTTGAGCAGTGAAAGGATCACAGCATGAGTCTATCTACTCTCATCTCCCATCTGGATTCAGCATAAGCATATCTACTTTAAGTGGAGAGGCTATAGGGCTTATTGAGACGGCAATCTCATTAAGATGAAAATGCCCTGTATGGCCTTCTGGCGGCTTGCGAGAGGTAG